AGGATGGTCCATTGGGTCGTATCTACCATTCTCTCCCATTAATCTACCTTTTATATTTGGCACTTGGAACTTTGCATTCATAGGAAGTTTAACCCCATCCATAATTAAATGGTCTGTTTGGTCTATTGGTTGCCTTCTTGTTCTAGCATCTCTTGATGCAATCCATTCTTTTAATGTAACTAATCCAGTTGCAGTTGCTCCTACTTGTGAACCTATGTTGGCTGCTCTGCCTGTTTCCGTTCTAGCAATAAGTTCGGCTCTATAATCGGTAATGCCTGAAGTTCTAAGCAAGGCAATTGTTTGTGGCAATGTAAGATTTTTCTCTGCTGACTCAATTAAGTATCTTCTTATTTGTTCTTTGGTAGTTTCGGTAATATCTGCTGCCAATTTATCTAAGCCATCATTCTGAAGGACTTGGATAATAGCATACTGAAAGGCATCGGTCTTAGCAGATTTAAACTCCATAGGCACATAAACCCCCTTTACAGACTTTTTAACGGCTTTTTCACTTATTATAGCCATTTTAGTACCCATAGCTAAATGGAGCTTGTAAATGGTCTTTTTAAGGGCTTTGTCGCTAATTTTGTTGTAGTCTAGGGTACGGCAATAGGTATTCACCTGATTTTGCAGTTCTTTCTTGAACTTAGGCGAATATTGTTTTAAGGCATTAGCATAGAGTTTCCTGTAATCTTGCCAAATCATTTTATGGGTTTAGGTTATCAGGAATATTTAAGGGTTGAAATTGGTCAGTAGGTTGCAAAGATGAAGGAATATAAAGTTTCTCCATTTCCTCTTGTGGAATATAGTCTGGAGTTCTAATGCCCATAATCTCATTCTTTTGAGAAGGTGGAATCCACCAAGCAGTATTTAACCAAGCAACTTGCTCTGTCTTATTTGCCTCTAATTCTTGATAGACCTTCATATCATATCCTACATACAATCCACTATTTCTATACCCCCAGTCAGAATGTAATTTTCTATTTAAGTTCTCAGTCAAAGAATCCAACAAAGGAATAGCACATCTTAAAGTCAATGCCTTCTCTCCCTCTAATTGATTGTTATAAGTCTTATTATCTGCATCGTTTAATAGTTGTGATGGTACTCCGTAAATATTACAAAGTGCCTTCATATCCCATTTTTCTGATTCAATAATATTAAGTTCAACAGGGCTTAAACCTATTTGTTTCCAGTCTACCTTATAACCACTTACTGCAATAGAGTTAAAATTAGCTGCACCACCTTTCTCGCTAACTGCTCTCTTTAGTGCTTGTGCTTGTGCTTGACCACTTGTAGGGTCAAATCTTTCATCGTTCATAAATAAAACACCTGCTGGTCCACCATTTTGGAATGATGCAACGGCAGCAGTCTTAGCTTCGTTACTTCTAGTTAATGTTCTTGCTGCTGCAAGTAAAGGACTTTGTCCGTATAATTGTCCACCTGTAACTGTCCATTCAGGATTGAAGTATTTGTCGTGTAAGATTTCTTTTGGGTCAAAGGACCACATTGCTCCGTAGTATAATTGGTAGCCAACTCTGGTTGGTGGGAACATTTCAATGTTGGCAATAATAGCCATATACTGAGCAGGTAAAGCAAATAGTTCAAACGGCTTACCTTGATTGTTTCCTGTTTCAATAAGTTTTCCATATATAAATGAATTTCCTGTTATTAACTTAAATCCACACCATTGCTCAACTAAATCTGCCCAAGTATCTTCTCCGTTAGGATATTTTAAAAGGTCGTTTAATCTTTGGTCTCCTGTATATATCTCAAATGCTTTCTTATGTAAATCGTTTACTTCTTGCCAGTTAGTAATCTTATCTGGTTGTTTCATCAATGATTTATATCTTTTTGCAGATACTTCATCTTTAACTTTATATACATGAAATGGAGCAAGTTTAGCTTTATCAGTAATTAGTTTTACAATTGAGTAAACAATATCGTTAGCTATATATCCATCTCTTACGAATGCTCTTGAATCACCACCTTGCCAAGTAACGATACCTCGTTGAATAGCGACACTTGTATCAAAAGGAATATTAGGTAATAGAGTGTTTATCTTCTTTTTAGTTAAGAAGTCAAAAAATGCCATATTATTAGAATTTAAACAAAGTTATGATTTTTACATCAAAATACACTTACTTGAAATCTTGGCGAATATTCAAAGAACATTCTCATAGCTAAACAATCACTAAAATCAGGAGAACGACCTATTGCTGCTTTGACTTTATCTTTAGGAATTACTCCTTTCTTCATATCATTATCTACTGACTTTTGTTTGACTTGTTCTAGTTCCTGAATGATAGTTTGTTTTTGTTTCCCATCTGCCTGAATGTAAAGTTCTGCCTTATTAATCATATCTGCTAATTTAAAATAGCATTGAGACTTTAGGTTATCAAAGTTTTCCTTTTGCCTTGTTACAGGGTTTACTAATGGAGAACTATTATTGACAAATCCTTTGCACCTAAGAATATCTACAACTCCACCTCCTACTCCATCCTCATCGCAAACAATGTTAGATGTAGGTACTTTGTGTTCGGTTGCAAAGTTCTTTATAAGTTCAGCGACCTCAACAACTGATTTACCATTGAATTGATAAAACCTAACACGAAAGCCACTCCATATACCAATAACAGTACTGTCATTACCAAAGCGTGCCACATCACAAGTAATATAAGAATCGCCAATAGAAACAAAAGTATTGGTAAAAGAATCAAGTATTTTATCATAGTCTATAAGTTGTGCAGGGTCATCTAAGTACTCCCAGTTACCAAATAAAAGCCTCTCCTTTGATACACTATCCAAAGTTAGTAAGTTCTCTTTGTAGTGCTTAGAGATAAAAGGATTGTCATCTATCAAAGAAGTTATGAATCTTTTGTTCTTAGATATTGTGCCATCTTGTTCTGGTTTGTAGAACTCCGAGTAAGTCCAGTTCTTTGCTGGGTTGCAAGTGTAAAGAATCTTAGGCACTAAATCGTTTTGGTCTAATTGAAATCTTATTCTTGATTTAATAATATTTCTAGCCTTATCATCTACTTGATTCGCCTCATCTATAAAAGCATCTGTAATCTCTAGTGAACCTAATTCATCAAAGTTAGGGTCGGAAGGGTAAGAGTAAAGGTCTTTTAGTAGTATAGTAGAACCATTAGGAAATTCTATTTGGCTTGTTTGTCCGTTAAACTTATAATGCTTATTGGCTTCTAGTCCTTGCATTTTGGCTATCTGAAAGAAGGAGACTAAGGTAGTTTCTTTTAGGGTTTTTAATACGGCTCTACCAATTAATCCTCTTGTATTGGGATATTTTAATCTTTGTTTAAGCTGCCAGTAGCAACCTAACGCAGTCTTACCACCTCCTGCTCCTCCTCCAAATAGAATCTCATTTGTTGTTTTATCTTCTAATAAGTCTAAAGCAGTCGTTTGTTTTATGGATAATTCCATTATAGGCTTCCTGTTTTTTCAACGTAAGTTTTCTTCTCCTCCCAATTTATTTGCAGTCCTCCTGATAGTTCTATCTCATTGGTTTGTTTTGCTCTGCCTTCTAGTCTATCAAGTATCTCCTGATAAGCCTTTAAATCTCCTTTGAATGCCTTTTGCAGTACCATCATATCTAATTGCTCTGCCACAGTAAACTCCTCTTTCTCACCTGTAATAGGATTAGTCTTTACTTGTACCAATTCTAACAATCTTAGCAATCTAGTCTTTGAGTTTGGTATTCCCTTCGGTCTGCCATTAGGGTTTCTAATTTCCCCTTTTTGAGCAGGTATTAAATTTTGTTCGTTTGCCATATTCTCTAATCTCTTTCTTAATTCTTACAAAGTTACTCCACAATTAGGACAACTCTTGCCACCTATTGAATTGTCCTTTGGTTCTTCTATGTCATTATTAGCAAAAGCTGGTATATCTAATCCCCAGTTATCTAAGTCTTGAATACTCCATTCGTTTGCTAATAGGTCAAAATCCCAATCGCCTGTGCTAACATTATCACGAACAATAAATTGTTTCTTTTGTTCTTCGGTTAAGTTGTTAGCGTGAATAACTGGTACATCGGTAAGTCCTGCTTCAAGACAAGCCTTTAGCCTCATATTGCCACCTAAGACCATATTGTTCTCATCTATTACAATAGGTCTAAGTTCTAACATTTGTGGGAAGTCCTGAATAGACTTTACAAGTTGCTTAAACTTGTGGTCCTTGCAAATTCTGGGATTATTAGGATTTGATTTAATTTCTTGAATCTTCATTATTTTTATCCTTTTTTTTATTTTTATCAATTAAATAAACCCATATTGCTGATAATATCATTGATACTAAAATTGATATAATAGGTATTATTAGCATCTTCCTTGTTTTACATATTTCTTAGTAGGTTTGTCTTTAGGACCAGATGTCTTTTTAGCCTTACCTTTTTTTCTTGACCCAAAGGAGACCTTGCCATTAGGATTTAGTTTCGCCATACTTTTCGTTTATTTCGTTTAACTCGGTTCTAGTCCATTTCTTTATAAGTCTTGACTGACTTTCTAAGTGTAAAACCATTCTTTCGCCTATCTTATCAATTAGGTTTTTTCGGTAGCCTATTAGGTGAAATTGGTCAAATCCATTACAAGCCTTGCACTCTCCGTTTACATTATACTCATCAAATCTTAAAGCTGAACTATTCTTGACAGGCACATAATGACCTGCATCCATTTGGGAGGTATCTTTAGTAGAGCCACACGATATGCAAGTAAAGTAACCATTTTGACTATCTCTTTGTCGTATATAACGATTAAAAATTGTTTGTGTCTTTCCTGTAAGTTTTGGAATGGTTTGTAATGCCATA